GCAACCTTGATAAGCTAGCCACTCGTAGCCTTGGCGAAAAGATTTCAAAATATGAATCGATGCTTGCATCTGCACAAGATTTACGATTAAAAAATTCTGATCTTAAGCTTCAATTACGTGAAGCAGAAAGTAGCCATCAATCATTGTTGGGTGAGCTCAAGCAGGGGAAAGAACACCTCCGTGAGATGAGACTTAGGGCAGCAGATGAAGAAAAGGATTCTGAGATTATTAAGATGCGAATCGACTTAAAGCAACTTGAGAAAAGAATATCCGAGATTGATGCCGAACGCCTTTATTTGACCGAACAAATAAGCTTAAGCGGATTAAAGAAAAAGGAGCTTTCAAGTGAGAAAGAGAGGTTTGGCGCTCTTCGAAATCGTTGGCAAACCTACAACCTTTTGACACAGGCAGTCGACAAGCGCGGTATTCCATTAACGATTTTATCTTTGCAGCTACCAAGGATTAATGCTGAATTAACAAAGATACTTCAGGGTGTGGTGAACTTTGATCTCAGCATTGAATCGAAGATGGACTCTAACAACCTTGACATCTTTATCGATTATGGCGATTCAAAACGGATAATTGAATGTGGATCCGGAATGGAAAAAATGATTTCTTCTTTAGCTTTGCGCGTCGCATTAATCAATATTTGTAATGCGCCGAGGAGTGACGTTCTTATTATTGATGAGGGGTTTGGGGCTCTTGATGATAAGAATATCGAAGCTTGTAGCCGTTTACTAATCTCATTAAAGAAGTATTTTTCTAATATTCTGATTATTTCTCATGTGGATGCTGTTAAAGATATTGTAGACAATGTGCTAGATATTCAAAAGGTAGGAAAAGATGCAAAAGTTAGATATTGCGGATAACGACCAATTTGTACCTTTAGACTGTGTACTTTGTGGATTTTTATTTCGTGACTTTCAAGACTGTATGCAATATTTAGAAACCAAGTGTTGCGTTGCATGCTGGATTAGCTTTTTAGAGCCACTAAGAAAATTAAATAAAGATGAAGAATATGAACCAAATATTAGCGAGATTGAAACGTGGCGAGAAAAGGTTTCATCTGGTGAATAGTTAAATACGGGAGTTAACGATGTTTACAGTTGAAGAAGTTCGCGCATTAGGCGATTGCTTAAATACAACATGGGGGAAATCTGTTGATAACCTTAAGTTGTCTCATAAATTTAATGGAGATCTTTTAGAACTAAGATTTGATAGTATCGTCCATTTTGCCGCTGAACAAGCATTAGAAAGCCAAGTGAGAAATCTTCGAGAGATATCTAATGATATTTTTTCTGATGGTGTTAAAACGATTAAGAGCGACTTTAAAGACGCGACTGATCGGTCTCTTAAGGTAACGGAGCTCTCTAGGGATGATAGCGTAGAATTGATACAAGCAACTACAAATTCCCCACGAAGAGTGGCGTACTATCGAGCTTTTTTAACACTACAAGTAAGTTAATAATGCTTAATGCCTCCATCTACGAAACAGAAACAAGTTGCTGAAATTGTAAAGTGCGGAAAGGATCCTGCGTACTTTATAAATCGCTATGTTCAGATCCAGCACCCCATCCGTGGAAGAATTCCATTTCATACGTTCGAATTCCAGGATGATTGTTTAACCCACTTTAATGATCACCGCTTTAATATTGTCGTTAAGTCTCGCCAGCTTGGTCTTTCAACACTCACTGCTGCGTACGCAGTATGGATGACGTTATTTCGAAAAGATAAAACGGTCCTGATTATTGCAACAAAATTAGCTGTTGCTCAAAATTTTATTAAAAAAGTAAAGATTGCGCTAAGCGGTATCCCCAAGTGGATGTGGATAACTGACATAACTGCAAAAAATACTCAGGCCATTGAATTTTCAAATGGTTCGATGATAAAAGCTATTCCAACGTCTGAAGACGCCGGCCGTTCAGAGGCGTTAAGTTTGCTTATAGTCGATGAGGCAGCCTTTATTAGAAACTTTGCCGAACTATGGAAAGGCCTATATCCTACCTTGTCAACAGGTGGACGTGCTATAATTGTGAGCACCCCCAACGGTACTGGTGGACAATATTATGATCTTTGGCGTCAAGCCGCAGAAGGAATAAACGAATTTAATCCAATAAAGCTTCCGTGGGACGTACACCCTGAAAGGGATGACGAGTGGTTCAATAAAGAATCGATGAATATGAATAAGCAGCAGATTGCTCAAGAGCTGCTTTGCGATTTTCAGGCTTCTGGAAATACGTTTTTATCGACAGAAGAAATCGAGAAATTACGATATAAAATTAGGGCGCCTCTTGAAAAATGGGGTCCTGATAACAATGTTTGGGTTTGGAAATATGCTTTAGATGGTCATGAGTATGTCGTGTCAGCAGATGTCTCAAGAGGCGATGGAAATGATTACTCAACTTTTCATGTCATTGATACCACAGTGTCTGAAGTAGTAGCAGAATTTCGAGGGAAGGTACCGCCTGATCAGCTTGCTTATTTACTGATCGAAGCTGGCAAAAGATATGACGAAGCATTGTTATGCCCAGAAAGTAATACATACGGATACGCTGTTTTGATGAAGCTTCAAGAATTGGGGTATAGAAACATTTATTTTTCCAAAGAAAAGGATAAATTTAATGCACTATATGGAACTGGACCAATCAGCAAGGCTGGTTTTTCAACTCAGGGCGGAAGTCGAGCAAAGATTCTTACAAAAATGGAAGAAATGATAAGGAACGAAAAAGTCAATGTTTATTCACAACGTCTTTTAGATGAATTAAAGACGTTTGTCTGGAATAACGGCAAGGCTCAAGCTCAAAGAGGTCGTAATGACGATCTTGTAATGTCTTTTGCTATTGGCTTATGGCTTTATGACGGTGATGCGCACACGTCAAAGAAGGCTGTTGATATAAATAAGGCAATGCTACAAGCATTTGCAATTAATAAGCGCCCCGAGCAAAAAAGAAAAGATATGTCACCCTTCAATCGCCAGGTTGGGATATTTACTTCAAGAGGCTGGCCTGTCACATTGGATGAGGGTCACCCTGCGATATCCGGTTCAGTAGACTTTGGATGGGTATTATGAGCATAGGACAAGTAGATGGCTGACAAAGGAAACTTATTTCAAAGACTGACTAGTTTATTTAGGGCAGGTCCGGTTGTCAAGCGCAAGGTCAAGATGCAGACCCCACGCGCCGCATCGAGCGCTGCGCAGTTGTTTAAGCGCGCCCACAATGATGTCTACAATACGACGCTAAGTGCGTATGGTTCATTCGATAGGATGTCTCGATATTCAGATTTTGCTGAGATGGAAGCAACTCCTGAAATTGCCGCCGCACTTGACATTTACTCTGAGGAAACAACCAGTCCAGATGAACATGGTCGTGCTTTACATATCTTTTGTGAAAATGATGTTCAGAAAGAATTGCTTGAAACACTTTTTTATGACACATTAAATGTTGAGTTTAATTTGGTGATGTGGGTTCGTAATCTTTGCAAGTACGGGGACTTCTTTTTATTCAACGACATCGATCCCGAGTACGGTGTTATTAATGCATTTCCTATCCCGATTTCGGAAATTGAAAGAGAAGAAGGATTCGATCCCGAGAATCCTGGGGCAGTCCGGTTTCGTTGGTTAACCCAGGGAAATAGTATGTTAGAAAACTGGCAGATTACTCATTTTCGGTTATTGGGCAATGATGCATTTCTGCCATACGGATCATCAGTCCTGGAGAGTGCCAGGAGGATTTGGCGGCAGCTTATTCTAATTGAAGACGCCATGCTTGTCTATCGTGTTATCCGTGCACCTGAGCGTCGTGTTTTTTATATTGATGTAGGTAATGTTCCACCTGAAGATGTCCCAACATATCTTGAGCAAGCTACTTCAACATTAAAGCGCGCCCCGGTTATTGATAAAGATAATGGTAAAGTCGATTTACGATATAATCCGCTCAGCGTAGATGAAGACTACTTTATTCCTGTTCGCGGTGGCGATAGTGGCACAAAAATTGACACCTTGGCTGGTGGACAAAATACAGCAGCCATTGAAGATGTAGAATACATCCAGAAGAAACTTTTTGCTGCTCTTAAAATTCCCCGTGCATATCTTGGTTATGATGAAGATGTTGGGGCAAAAGCGACGCTAGCGCAAGAAGACATTAGATTTAGTAGGACGATCCAACGAATTCAAAAAACAGTGATTGCTGAATTAAACAAGATTGCAATGATTCACCTGTTTTGTCATGGGTATGACGGTGAAGATTTAATCGATTTTGAGCTTAAGCTTTCAAACCCCTCCTCTGTCGCGCAATTACAAAAATTAGAATTAATATCTACTCGCTTTGATATCGCTGGAAAGGTACCTGAAGGAATGCTTGATAGGCGATGGGTTCAGAAGAATGTACTTGGATTAACTGATAAGGTTATTGAAGAAGTTAACGAGGGCCGGAAAGAAGATAAGCTAATGGACGCAGATGTAGAATCAGCTGGAGCTCCAGAGGGTGAAGGTGGAGCTGAAGGGGGAGATATGGGCGGAGGCGATGAAGGCGGCGGCCTCTTTGCCGCTGACAATCCCGAAGGTGAATTATTAACTGCATTCCCTGGCGACGGAGTGGCTTATGATGAAGAAGACGAAGAAGATGATGATATCGATATAAGTCAGCTGTCTATTGATGATCCAAATGCACCGCTCAAAGCACAGTCATCCGTTAAGAAGGTTTTTGGAAAGCCGACGCCGGGAACAAAAGCAAAACGTGGGCCCCTTTCAACTCAAATGCCAGACTTTAAAAAGATGGTAACTCATTCAAGACCGCAGGATTCTTTAAGAAAACCGTATGGTGAAGACTATCTTCGTCCAGCGTTTGAGGGCATGGAATGGGATGAGCGAGATACTTACGATAGTATGTCAAGATCTGTTAAACCAACAATGACACCAGAGATGAGGAAAGCGATGTCTTCGCTGTCCTCAATTTTAACTCCTGAAGGTGGCGTGCTGTTATCAGAAGCAGCCGAAAATGAGGAAGAGTCATTCGACCTCGATGAATACGATACCGGAGATATAGATGAAAGTTAAACATAACAAAAAGAGAAACGTGGGAATTCTATTTTCACAATTGTCTGGGTATATTTCAACTGCTTTAGTAGAGGGTCGAGAAAAAGATGCTCATATAGCATTGAAAATTTTAAAACGGCATTTTGTAAAAGGCTCTGAATTGTATAAGGAGTTTCGGCTGTTTCGCGCATTAGTCACGACAGCAGTACCCAATCCGACTCTTGCTGCTTCAATAATTTCTGAAGCTAAAATGGCTTCTCGTAAAATGGATATATCCAAGTTACGTCAAGAAAAGTCTGCCCTGATTAAGGACATTAATTACAAAATTGCTGAGCCGGGCTTTTATGGTCGAAGAGTTCATGAGTATAAGGCATTTGCTACCGTGCAAACGCTGTTGAATAATTGGCGAAGTAATGATTCGAATTTAAGCGTGGTAACTGCTTTTGAAACATCATTACATGAGCATTTATTAAAAGAAAAAGCTATCTCCGATGTTTCAACATTATCGACACCTGATGTGAATCAATTAACGGTACAAATAATGCAAGAAAAACTACAAGAGAGATATGGCAAAATGTTAAGCGAAAGACAGTCGACTCTTTTAAAGCAATATGTTTTTTCTCAAGAGACCAATAATAGAAAAGAATTATTTCGAAATATGATTGATATTCAAGATTCAACAATCCGGTCTTTGAATATATTCGAAAGTGAGTGCAAGAACGATGTTCTTAAGCAACAGATCACAGAGGTTAGACAAAGGGTTAATAATCTCCCAGTAGATAATATTGATGATTCTATTATGTCTCAATACCTAACATTAATGAAGCTTGTAGAAGAATTAACTCCAGGGGAAGACAATGTCTGATTTGAAGCTATTAACAGAGTGGGCTCCGTTTGAATACACAAAAGAATTGGTTGAGCAATCAAAGATCGATAATGACGGCAAGATTTTGATGAAGGGTGTTCTTCAAAAATCCGACACGCTTAATCAAAATGGTCGAATTTATCCTCGTACCATTCTTGACCGTGAAGTTAGAAATTATCAAAAGTTCATCCAAGAAAATAGAGCGTTGGGTGAGTGTGACCATCCAGATAGCTCAGTCGTCGAATTAAAAAATGCTTCGCACATTGTTCGTGAAGCGTACATGGATGGAGATATATGTTACGGAATCGTAGAACTATTAGATACTCCCGCTGGTAGAATACTTCAGAGTCTTGTTGAGGCAGGGGTAACGTTAGGCATATCAAGCCGCGGCGTCGGATCAACAAAGCGCGTTGGTGACACTGACGTCGTTCAAGATGATTTCCAGTTGATTTGCTGGGATTTTGTTTCTGAGCCGTCCACACCTGGCGCGTTTATGATGCGTGAAGGTCGGGTTGTAAAACAAAGTGAATTGAATTCAGTATTTAATAAATCAGATCGAGTACATAGAATATTCAATGAGATTTTAGAGTGGGGAGAAGATAATGAGTAGCAATTGGGCAAAGCCAGGGATTAATTCTGTAGGCGCATATCAAGTAAGCGGAATTCCATATGTTACATCTTCGAATGGCCTT